CACCTTCGACACGGATAACTCCGGTGTGATTCACGGTCCTGTCGGCCTTGCCCTTACCGTTTACTGTTGCGTTGACATCGAACTCTGTAGGAATTGCCCTCTGCATATCCTTTTCAACACCGTTCATTGCATCAAGGAAACCGATGCCGATGCCTTCGCCCATATTGCTGCCGATTCCGGCAAACACGGTTGACGGAGAGTGAATACCGAGCAGTCCCTTCACACCGCTTACAATCCCGCCGAAGAAGTTACCTACTGCGTCTGACAGCCATTTTCCCATCGATTTAATGCCTTCCCAGAGACCTTTAACAATGTCTATACCAATTTGCATAACAGATCCAACCGCGCTGCCAAGTCCGCTGACGATTGCCGCAATAATCTGAGGAAGGGCGGCTAACAGCTGCGGAATCGCCTTAATCAGACCCGCCGCAAGCTGAACGATAAGCGTGATACCCATCTCGATGATAGCGGGAAGATTGCTGGTAATGAATTCGATGATAGTCGTAATAATCTGCGGCAGCGCCTCCATAAGCCTCGGCAGAGCGTTCAAAAGTCCCTCTGCTAATCCCTCGATAATTGCAAAAGCCGCTTCAAGGATTTTATCCATGTTGGCGAGCAGAGTATCCACAATCAGAATGATTGCTTCTATGATAGAAGGTATCAGTTCCGGGAGCGCGTCCGCGATACCAAGTGCCAGGGTAATAATCATGTCGATGGCGGCTTGTATGAGCATAGGCAGGTTGTCAATGATTCCATCCACTAAGGACATAACCAGCTGTATAACGCCCTGCGTGATCTGCGGTAATGCTTCGACTAACCCTTGGAGCAGGGTGAAAATAACCGAACTGGCTACTTCAATAATCATAGGCAGGTTATCCGTTATGGAGTTTACCAGCGCCATAATGATATCAACAGCGACCTCCATAATCTTCGGGAGGTTTTCAAGGACCATATCCGCAATTCCGCCGATTGCATTGCCGATTACATCGGATATTTTGCCGAAGTCGCCGCCAGCTTCGTTGAGTCCACGGGTAAAATCACCAAGCAGAGACACCCCATCGTCTGCAAGTGTCTGCAATTGGGGCAGAAGAATAGTACCCATCGCGTTCTTTGCTGCACCGGCACCCGCCTTCAGGCGCTGGACGCTGTCGTCAAATTTACCCAGAGCGTTCAGAGAATCCTCGGACATGACTGCGCCCATGCGTTTCGCTTCTTCCGTTAAAGCTGCAATTCCTTCACTGCCTTGTGCAATAAGCGGATTCAGTTCCTGTGCGCTCTTGCCGAAAATCTGCATAGCGAGGGCGTCGCGTTCGGTTTCGTTCGAGATTTTACCAAGCGCATCGATGGTTTCCCAATATACAGTCTCGCTGTCACGGAGCTGACCATTACCATCTGCTACAGATACACCAAGCTTTGCATATGCGTCGGCGAATTTAGCCGAGCCGTCCCTTGCACTCGCCATTGACTTGACCTGCTTGGACATAGAACCGGTTAAGGTCTCCATTGAGACGTCGACCAGTTCGGCGGCGTATTTGTATGCCTGCAGGCTTTCAGTTGACATTCCCGTGACCGTGGACATCGTGAGAATTTCGTCGGCGTAGGCAGCAGCCCCGACCGTCATATCGGTCAGGGATTTTGCTGCTCCGATGGCGGCTGCTCCCACCGCGACAAAAGCGGTGCCCATTGCGGCTCCTATACCCTTTAGAACACCGCCCAGTTTTTGAAACCGCCCGCCAGCATCATCGGCTTTATCACCCGCGTCTTTAAGCTCGTCGCCGAACTGGTCTGCTTGTTTTTCAGCATCATCAAACTCGTCTGCCACACCGTCAAGCGCCTTTTCATTCGACTTGAGCTCGCGTTCCATGCCGTTGAGTTCTGCCTGCGCGTTGTTCAGTTGAACAGCCCACTGCTGTGTGCGACGATCGTTTTCGCCGAAGGAATCGGAAGCATTTTCAAGTGCCTTGCGGAGCGTTTCTATTTTTTCTTTCTGCGCATCGATCTGCTTTGTCAGAACCTCGTTCTTGGCGGTGAGGGACTGGACGCTGTTTTCATTTTTGCCGAACTCGGACTCGACCAGCTTCATTTCCGAACCAAGTACCTTGAACGACTGGTTGATGTCAGAAAGGGCTTTCTTGAACTCCTTTTCACCCTCGACGCCGATTTTCAAGCCAAAATTATCCGCCATATCTCACCACCTCCTTAGATACCGCTTGGTATGATTTCATCGATGTAATGCTCACGCTTCGGTTTTGCCAGACTGTTAAACTGCTTATATATCTCCCACTGGTCGAGCAGATGACCCAGCGGCATAAGCCAGACCTCCCGCTCAGACCGGTGCAACAGAGTCACGCCATAAAAAATCAGCCGGGCAAACAACTCCTCGTCGCTTACCCGACCTGTGCGTTTTTTGAGGACTCGTCCTCGCTTTCTATATTGCGCTTCGTTCCCTTGAACATCGCTTCCATAATGCAGTTCTTGTAATCGGAGAGTTCGAGAGGCGAGGTAAGCAGTTCGACCGCATCCTCTGTTAGCAGATCCCGTTTCTTGGCGGGATTCTGCAGGTTGTGTACCAACACCGACTGGTTGGCAAGCAGCGTAATGAGCCACACCACCTCATCGAGCGCCATCTCAAAGTTCTCGGTTTTCATGAGCTTTTCGCCCAGATTAGAAAGACCGCCGTATCTCTTGGCGATCTCTTTTGTCGCTTTGGTGGTAAGGATCAGCTCGTAATTCTGGCCACCGATTGCGATTTTTGCGCTTCTTTCATCAGCCATTATTCGCCACCTCCGACAGGAGCCGCGAACGTCGGCTCGTAAACCTGCGTGTACCAGCCTGTGATAACAGATGCCGGAACGCTTGTGTCGTCCTCGTTGACCTCGGATTTCCACGGGTGTTTTCCGTTGCCGTCCAGTTTATTACGGCGGTAGACCGTACCTTCGATGGTCGGCGTGGAAAAGGTAATGCTGTCACCCTTGGTCTGAAGGTTGGTCGCCGGGATACCGAATACGACGCGGTAAAGCCAGAAGTAGCGGTATTTCCCGTTGGATTTCTTTGCGCGGAACCCGATAGCAACGGGAGCGCCGCCGTCCTCCGGATATCACAACATGGTTGTCGTCAATCTTCGCCCCGGTCAGATCTTCGGCGGCGGTTGTGCCGATGTCGTCGACACCGAGTGATAGTTTTCCGGATTTGAATTCCTTCACAACCTCGGCGGGACTGTCATCTGCGTAAAGGGTCGCTTCCACCAGTTCGACCGAAAGGTCCGCTTTCATCGCTTTGGCAAGCTGGATGGGCGTGCCGTAGGTTTCGGTCCCGTCCGTGCCTTCCGTTATTTTTGCGTAATAGAGCTTGTCAAGCCCGATAGTAGCCATCTGCTATTCCTCCAGTTCGTAATATTTCGCCACATCAATGGCGTAATGGTGATAGCCGGTACCATCCTCGTGTCCTACATACCGGCGGTCAGTTATAACAAAATCAGCATGGAGAAGCATCCTCACAAGCTGATTCTTTCTTTGTAAATAGTTGTTTTTACTAAACAGTGAAACCCTGACTTCGTGTATATCCGCAAGCGGCTTATTATCACCGAAAACAGTAAAAGTGTCGGTTAAGGGAGTCAGTACCAAGTATTCATCGGGAGGCACTCCGCTGAAGACACCTGTTTCGACAGGGATATTTGCGGTTTCAGAAAGTGCATTCAATTCGGACAATATACTCATAGCTTATCAATCTCGCTTTCCAGCTTGTCTGTCATAGCCTCGATACAAGCGTCTTTTGATTTGCTTTTGGCAGGTTTCAGAAAAGGCTTCGGGGTTTGACCATGCTTGCCGTATTCGAGGATGTTAGCAATTTTAGCGTTACTGCCGCCATCCGAACGCGGCTCTTTGAAGCCTATCTTCACGTTGAAATTACCATCTCTGTCCTGTTTGGCCGGAGAAACGCCAAGCGCTGATTCAAGTTCGCCAGTGGAACGGCTTTCAATCTTCGTGTTTTTACCGACCACAGATGAAAGGTTGCTTTTTACCTTGTCATATACGACTTCGGCACCGGCTTCAAGAACCTTTGGTACGATTTCGTCGGTTCTTTCAGCCAGCCTTGACACCTTTAGGAGAAAGTCTTCCGGCATTTTGAAATCGACTTTAGCCATCAGAACTCACCGCCAATACTTCAAGATAA